GTTTACGAGCTATGAAAACTTTTTATTTATGATATAATAGTTTGTGTGTGAATATGCGCTTTTGTGGCGTGTATTTTTTTGTTTCCAAAATATTTTCTGCGTATTTTACCGTGCTTTTTTGCCCTCTGTCGGGGAATTAAGTCGGGAAATATTATTGTCTAAAAAAGCTGAAAATGCGTCTGTAACTTGAACGGATAGTTCATCGTGTACCTGATTATATTTATCAGTCATATACATTTTTGTGTGGCCCAGTGCTTTACTAAGAGCTTCCATGGGAACCCCAGCAATTATGCTTTGAGTAGTAAAAAAGTGTCGCATCATGTGAGGGGTAACACGAAAACCAACAATCTCATTAACTTTCTCAAATTCATCATTGAGTTTGTTTGGATTAATGAGATTACCGTCTTCCTTAATGCTTATATAATCCCATTCTTTGTCTTTGATGATGGAAAGTCGTTTTTTGATAGTAGTAGCATTGTCTCTCAGAAACAATAGCAATTCTGTACCTTTAATATCTAGCATGACATATCTTTCTGATTCTTTTGTTTTAAGTCCATGCCGTCCATTTTTAGTGTGATTACTGCGACTATCATGTAGTTTGAGGATAGCACGACCATCATGATGAAAACGTATATCCATCTGACGTATTCCAAATATTTCCCCTCTACGAAGACCAAAGATGGTTAAATAAGTTAGTGAGAAAAAGATTTTATCCATCATCTGCTCAGCTTTTATAAACCATTCTTGAAATTGTTCCATGGTAACTTTTTTATTTTTGGGAGGAATGGTACTTTCTCCAACGTAAATACCTTTGAGTCGATTAGCTGGAATATTACCATTAAGCACAGCATCATTGAGCATTGCCATGAAACAATTATTGATACACTTAACGGATTCTCGAGGTTTTGTCATCAGCATATTAGCTATGTAAACCTCATAGTCGTTACGATTAAGATTCCGTAATTTAACTGATCCGTACTCTTTAAGTATATTATTTTTCATTAGACTTTTATAAGTCTCTTCAGTGTTTGGTGTCCACCTCTTAGTGGCTACACGTTTCTCGTGGAAAATCTCCCAATAACCCGAAACAGTAATATTCATATTGATACCAATACTTTTTTCATTAATCTGTTTTTCAATTTCTGTTAAGGCAGCACGGGCTTCAGGAATAGTTTTAAGTCCGCTTTTGGTAATTTCTTTTTTCTTACCTTGGAAAAAGTAACTGCGGCGGATATAGTAGCGTTTACCTTTTAGCGTTTCGTACCAAAAAATATTTGGGTATTTTGTTTTGTTATATTTCATGTTATTCTCCTTAGTTTTGGCTTCTGGACAAGGTCTTAACTTCAGAGAATCTTGGCATCACCCCCTTTATGTGATATAATTTAAGGTATAAGAAAACAAGCTATTTAAAGCTTACTTCTTATTGATTGCATATTGCCTCACGCTCTCCTCGCCAAAATTGAGCGTGGGGCTTTTTTTATAATTTATAAAATAATAAAAGCGATAACCAGAAATAGTTACCGCTTAGGTGTGGCAGCTTGTGCCAACAATCATTTGCACTAGGATTTCTCCTAGGTTAGTAACTATATTTTATCAAAGAATTTACACTCTGTCAAATGAGGTATCTTGATTTAATTTCATCACTTATTATCTTCATTTGTGGCTCAAGTAATTGAGCAATACCTAGAGCATCAAGTGGGCCTATTTGTTTGAAGATTTTGATTTTATCTATTGTTGTGATGGCATCAATCTTCGCATATGTGGTCTTATCCAAATCGGAACGGTATTTTTTAAGCCTTGTAAAAGCTTGATCAACACTATCTTCTAACTTGACAAGAAGTGCATCTATACGTTCTATTTCGTCATCTTTTCCTTGAGTTTCCAAATCTTCAAAAACCTCCCGAAGTTCTTTATTGTTGTACTTAGTCTTTATTTCTTCTTCGACTTTCTGTTGAGCACTCTGAATTAGCTGATGTGTCAGAAGCCCGAGTCCCTGAGCTAAATTAAATTCAAGCTTAAGATTGTTACGCCCTGGTTTTGAGGTTAGTGGAATAACGGTTATTGTATTTTTGTTTTTACTATCCGATTTTTCCAGCGTGATGGCATAGTGAGGGGCAGAAAATTCTGATCCAAAGTTAATACCAAAATCTACATAGACAACCGTTCCATAGTGAAATGTCCGATTTCTTCGGCGTTTGCCTCGGATTTCACGTTCCAACTGGTTACTATAGTTGGTCATGCTTTGACCAAGTCGGGAGGTCTTGAAGTGGTTTGGGTTTTCAACTGTTAATTGCTTCATCTTTTCTGTTGATAAATTCAACTTTTCAAGATTGCTTTTTTGGAACTTATCCATCAGACCTCCTTTAAATTATTTTGGCTAAATTATAAAATTCTTCAATAACCATAGACTCGTCAGCAAGCGAGGTCAGTTCGTACTTTTCCATAAAATGGACATAATTAAAATCTTCTATATTATCCCAATGAGATAGCTCTTCTTTCAAGAGATGATGTATCATATTCCGATCAGCTTGTAGCTCACAGCGTTCACGATGATACTTGTAGTCCGTTTCAGTATGATTGATGTGCCCCATCTCATGGTATGTCACTTTTTTCTTATCAATATCATTGAGATAAGCATCTACAAATACAACGTTTGCAGGCTTGTTATAGATTCCTTTGATACCAGTATCCCGACCATCAACATACACAACTGCTGTCATACAATCAATCCTTATCTTTGGTTTTGTAATATGATTCAAGCCAAGAAGTAATCATATCGACTTCATGACTTCCCATGTGTCTTCCATCGAAGAAGAAGCTTTCTTTAGCTAATTCTTTTAAATCGACATGTGCAGTGCCAGTGGCATCTTTTGCAAGTTTAGGATTATCTGTGCGACCTAAAAGGTAATCAGTTGAGACACCAAAATAATCAGCAACAACTTTTAATTTGCTTGGTTTTGGTTCACTACTTTTCCACGAATAAAGAGAGTTTCTACTAAATCCAACTTTCTCTTCCAAAGCATTTATAGAAATTCCTTGTTTATTACATAGTTCTTTAACAATATCGAACGTTGGAAACATTGATTTATCAACCTTTCTAAGCATACGAAAAAATATTTTAAAAAACTTTTTAAAAAATATTGACATTATTTAAAGAGTTCTGTAAAATATAAAATGTAAGCTAAAGAGTTAGCGAACAGGACAACTAAAAAATAAAGCCTAATAAAACTGATTGGCGTCCGTTTTTATGGGTAAATCCTTACTTATTAGTAGGTCTTTTCACTATGTCTACATTTTACAAAACTATTTAAAAATAGTCAATAAGTTCGCTAACTTTTTAGTTAATTTTTTAAAAGGAGGAAATACAAATGGGAATTGGCTCAATGACTGTAACTGTAAAAGTTACTAATATAGACAAATTTATTGAACTTAGTAAAGAATTTAACAAAAAAGCTCGTGAGCTAGAAGAACTTGCTCACGAACTTCAAACATTCCATTTTGAAGGTGATGTTGCATCAGTTGATAGCAACTAACTCAAAATCATCATCTTCTTTAAAAATATAGAAAGGTAATTATGAGTAAAGAGTTAAAAGCAATTAAAGCTCAAGTCAAAGTGCGTTTAATTGAGCTAGATATGACACAGACACAACTAGCAAACAGCGTAAATGTGACTAAGTCTGTTATATCTGACTTACTGACATACGGAAAAGGCAGTAGTAATGTAAAGGCAAATGTCGCTGCTGTATTAGGCATTAAGAATCCTTGGGCGGAGACGTGAGATGACAGACAAAATTATTTCAAATTGGCAGAAGAAAAATCACCAGTTAAGTCAACTGATGATTGATAGTCTTGAGGGACTAGATATTTGGGAGACAATCCTAATTCTTGGAAAAATAAGAAAAGGAATTTTATGAACGAAATTTTTAATTTTAACGGACAGAAAGTCCGAACTTTAACTATTAACAACGAACCTTACTTTGTTGGAAAAGACGTTGCAGATGTTCTAGGATATACAAATTCAAATGATGCCTTAAAAAATCACGTCGATAGTGATGATAAGCAGATTCTCCAAAAGTCGCAAAACGCTACCTTAGAAATTCCAAATCGTGGCGTGACAATCATCACTGAATCAGGAGTTTACAATCTCATCTTCGCAGCTGCTAAGCAAAGTGCGAATCCAGAGATTAAAGAAAAAGCTCAGAAATTCAAGCGCTGGGTTACATCAGAAGTCTTACCACAAATTCGCAAGCAAGGACTTTACGTCCCAGAAAATTTATCTGATGAAGCTTTTATTGCTCTATTTACAGGTCAGAAAAAACTCAAGCAAAAACAGTTGGAATTAGCCCATGATGTCGATTATTTGAAAAGTGAGCAACCTATTCATCCAAGTTTTGCTCAATCATTGCTGAAGAAGAGAAAGGCTCGTGTAGTAATGTGGCTTGGTGGCATGGATAGTCCAGCTTATAGTGATAAAGTATTTGCTCAGTCGGTATTCCGTGAGGCAGAAATGGACTTTAAAGCTCACTTTAACGTTAGTCGATATGATATGTTACCCAAGAAGTTTGAAGAGGCAGCATTATCTTACTGGATGACTTGGGAACCAAGCACAAATACTAAGATGAAAATTGCTGATCTTAATCGATCAAGTCAATTATATTTGGTGTGAAAGAAAAAAGCACATGCGGGAACATGCGCTTAACAAAAATGAACAACTAGATTATATCACAAAGGAGATAGCTATGGACAAAATTTTATTAAGTTTGTCCGATTGGATAAAATCGATAATCAAAGATACGCTTAACAAGCTGATTGAAATAGAAAGTGAGAACGATAACTATCCAGAGCTAATGGATATTTCCACAACAAGTAATTTTTTAGGAATCGGTGAAACAACTTTTAGAAACCAATACCGATATATGCCAGATTTTCCAAAAGAGCTACCAGCAAAAAGATGGTCAAAAAGAGCTATTAAAAAATGGCTCTCGGAACAATTATAAATAACTTCAAAGACTTCTGGACAAGGTCTGACGACACTATCAAGGGTTTTGATGCCTATTTAAAATATAGAGGAACTCAAGCCTGTAAAAAAGAAATGGAAAAAATAAAAAAAATCTAAGTAGAGTAGAGGAAAAATATGACAGAAAACCCACTAAGTGCAGTTATCTTTTTAGTAATTCTGTTTTTAATAGCATTTCTATGTAGAGATGACAGCGAAGAACAACCGAAGTCAGTAACAAAATCAAGAGATGATATTGTCGCTGAGCGATACGGAAGAGTAATGCAGATTGAGCATCACGAAGGAAGCCACTATGGAAGATTTTAAGGAGGAGTAAGAATGACAAATTTTGACCATTATTTTAGCAATCACATTGCAGAAAAAATTGAACTAGATACTGCTACGATTATTGACTATTACAATCCCAAATATGAACGAATGTATAATTTACGTTATATTTTCGATAAGAAGAATTCCTCACTGTGCATTACTGGTGATTTTGGGGAATTAGTAGCTGTCAATTTTTACAATATGGGAGACTGGGATACATTTTACAGACACTTTACTAATAATCCAGACTATTTTATCGAAAAAGTATCCACTTCACGTCGCAGTCTTTTTGTACATGATATTTACGAAGCTCAAAAAGTTATATTAAAAGAATTTTTTAATGGAAAAGACTATGAGGACTTGGATTGGGATGAATCATGTATATACGATGACTTGTTTGAATACTTTCACGATCAATATGGTTTCCGTCACATGTCTGATGATACTAGAGAATTTCTCAGCAGTCAACAAGATGAGTACTACGTTACTTTAGAATATGCCGGTCGTAGAATATCGGATGTTGTTTTTCTATACTTAGACGCTTACAAGAGGGCTTACGAGTATTTGAAGAAGGGGATTTCTGATGGTAAATAATGGATTACCAATGTTAGGAACATGTATCAAAAAGTGGGGTGAAGCACTTGGTAAAGAAGAAAACTAAAATTTATTTCTGGTTAAAGTTCGATAAAAAGTTTTTTGACAATCTTTTTATTAAGCGTCTAAAAAATACAAGTGGTGGCTATGCAATGACAGTCATATATATTCGTTTGATGCTTGAAAGCATAGAAACAGATTGTATTTTATATTATGAGGGTTATTTTGAATCTCTTATCCAAGAACTAGCACTAAAACTAGATGTGAGTGAAGATGATCTTAATATGACGTTTAGTTACTTTACTAAATGCGGATTAATTCAAATTGATGAAAATGGTAATGCTATATTACCACAAGCAAAATCAATGTTGGAACAAGAAAGCAACTGGGCAAAGTACAAACGTGATCAGCGGAAATTAGAAAAGAAAATGACGGAGTTGGACAATGTCCAACCACTGTCCAACATGTGTCCAACAGATATAGAGATAGAGAAAGAGTTAAAGTTAGATAAAGAATTAGAGTTAGAACTAGAACAAGATAAAGAAGATAGGTTTGTTGATGTTGTTGAAGCAAATCTTGGTCGAGGTCTTGTAAAATTTGAGTTTGACATGATTAATGACTATCTCATCGAACAAAATGTCTCAAAGGATTTGTTTTTGGAAGCTGTTAAAGTGGCAGTTGCTAATAATGTCCGCAAATTTAATTATATCGCTCGCATTTTGGATAATTGGATCAATGATGGTATAAAGACACCTGAACAAGCATACCAGGCTCAAAGAGACTTTAAAGCTAGAAAAGCTAACAAAACAATGCCATCACAATCCAACGTTCCAGATTGGCACAAAGAAAATTACGTTGAACAAACGAGTCTAGAGGAGCAAGAAAAACTGGCTAAAGCTAAGGAACAGATGCTCGAGAGACTAAATAACTTAAAAAACGATGACACAAAATAAATCAAAACTAGATCAATTGTTTATGATACTTGACTTTAATTGGAAATATCATCAAATAAGCATATCTAAGCAAAAAGAATTGTTTGCAATGTCATTTGAAAAGTGTGAACAGGAACTTTATCAAATGGCTCAAGATTGGAAAAGAAGAAATGAGGTAAAAAATGACATTGCCAAGTAGCTTGCGCACAGTTTACTTTAGCAGTTAATCGTAATTTTAAAAATCAAGATGGACAAAAAGAAGCTGATTTTATTAATTGTGTGATGTGGCGACAAGCTGCTGAAAATTTAACAAATTGGACTAAAAAGGGGCATCTGATTGCGATAACAGGCCGCATCCAAACCCGTAACTATGAGAATCAACAAGGTCAACGTGTTTATGTGACAGAAGTTGTTGCTGAAAGCTTCCAAATTTTAGCAAAACGTGATAATACAGCTAACACAAATAGCCTAGTAGATAATATGCCAGACTATGGACCAGAACCAGACTTACCATTTTAGGAGGAACCAAATATATGATGTACTCACGTAGCGAGCGTAGCAGGGGTTATTATGACGCAACCATTGATTTAAGTGGCGTTAAAGCTTTACAGTCAACACTTGACTATATTAAATTTATAGAGGCAGAAAAAAGGAGATGTTACAAAGAACTCGAATCGCAAGAAGTTTGTATTGATAGACTTAAAAAATCAAATGCAGATTTAACTCAAACAGTAATTGACTTGACATGGAAAGATATGAGAAGAAATGCTAAAGCTCGTATGTCTCGCAGGAAATATGGAATAAAAATTTAGTAGAGGTTAATAAGATGACTAAAAAACACGTTGTGAGAGTTTACAACAAAGGTATTACAGCGACTTACATGGTTTATGACAAGAGATTGTTTACAGAGCATGAGTTTGCAACAAAAAGAGAAGCGATGTAATTTATTAGACGGCTAGAGTTAGCAAATGAGAAGCGATCGACAGAATATTTTATGAGAGAGGTAGACGAATGATACCAAAATTTAGAGCGTATTTTGAGCAGTATAAGAGAATGATTTATTCCATAGGAATAGTAAACCAAAACATGATATTGGTAGACTTCCATGATACAGGTGACACAGAGTCATTATTTATTACAGATAGAATTCATGTTATGCAATCAACAGGGCTAAAAGATAAAAACGGTGTTGAGGTGTTTGATGGGGATATAATGTTTTACGAACAGGATTGCTATCAATACACATTAGTCAAATATGATAAAGATAAGCTTGCTTTTGTGTTATACGATGGTTGCGAAAGACTTTATCACGAATTGTGGGAAACAGGAGAAGTCATTGGCAACATCTACGAAAACCCTGAATTGCTAGAAAGGTTAGAAGAATGACAACAGATGAATTATTGCAAAATTTACGTGATGACTTGAATAAAATAATGAATGTCCTAAAAAGTGACTGGAAAGCACTATTATTTCTTACGATTGCAATATTTGGGATGATGGTAACTGTTTCGTATTTTAGTTACCGTGATGCGCAACAATATTACGAACCGCAGATATACGGACTACGTGCTCAGCTAAGCAGAACACAAAAGCAGCTTAAACGTGCTAGTGAGCAAAATCAGAGACAGACTAAGCGGATAGCTGAGTTGACGGGTAATGGAGGTTGAGATTGTTTACTAATGAGGACTGCATGCAGTTAATGTCCAGGTACCCTGATAAATATTTTGAATTAGCTATTGTTGACCCACCTTATTTTTCAGGTCCCGAAAAAAGAAATTACTATGGTCGCAAGGTTAGCCCTATAGGCGTCAAACGTTTATACGGCAAGACTTCTGAATGGCATGTTCCAGATGAGAAGTATTTTGATGAACTCTTCAGAGTATCCAAAAATCAAATTATCTGGGGTGTCAATTACTATGATTATCATTTTAGCTCGGGACGTATAGTTTGGGACAAGGTCAATGGGCAGTCTAGTTTTTCGGACTGCGAGATAGCTTATTGCAGTTTTTACGATAGCGTGCGACTGTTTCGCTATATGTGGAATGGCATGATGCAAGGTAAGTCAATATCGGAAGGTCACCTTCAGCAAGGGAATAAATCTCTAAATGAGGTTAGAATCCACCCTACACAAAAACCAGTCAATCTCTATCTTTGGCTATTGCAAAATTATGCTAAGGATGGTGACAAAATTTTAGATACTCACGTAGGCTCAGCTAGCTCTTTGATAGCTTGTGAAGAATTAGGTTTTGATTATGTTGGGTGTGAGTTAGACAGTGGTATATACACGTTGGCCAGCGAAAGACTCAATAAATACAAAAGTCAATTAAAATTATTTTAACCGAGGCACAAAATGAACAAACAAAACTTTGAAAAACTAGAAAAAGCCAAAGAATTACTTGACGAACTAAAGATGTCAGAATTTCTGGCGCCGCTTCTGGTTGGCGATCATATCATGGAGATGGTCAACGACTTACATAATGACCAAGAACAGTTCGGAGCACAGGTGTTACTGCCATCGCCAGACGGAGATTACAATTTTGTAGTTTGGATTTGCCGAGAAGATAACTTGGAGGATTGAGATGAACATTGAAGAAGTATTATACTTACCAGTTAAACGAGAAGGTTTAAACATAGGTCCAGATAAGTTTTTTTGCAAACATCGTTACAGGACGCTTGATGGCGATGAGGTGGCATCATCGTTTAAAGCTAAAACAAAAGAAGAGTTGCTGGACCAGCAAAAACCAGAAATACCGGAGTTTGTTGCGGATTGGCTAGATAAATGTGATAGGGAATTCAAAAATCTAACTTACATCTTCGGTAATGATTGTCCTAAAGAAGTAAAAGAATGGTGTGCTGTTTGTGGGAATCATCAAAAAATGTTACGGGCTTTACTCTATGGCTACAAAGTAGTAGATACTGAAAAAGTTTGGTTTCCGGTAAAAAAATATTTTCATGATAGTGTCAATAAGCCAAGTCATTATCAAGGAGAATATGGACTTGAAGCTATTGCTGTCATTGATAACTTCATGGGTGATTTAGCCGGTAAAGCGTCGTGGGCATGGGGGAATATGATCAAATATGTTCTCCGTTTTCAGAAGAAAAATGGTCTTGAAGACCTTAAAAAAGCAAGAAAGAACCTTGACTGGTTGATTGAAGAAATGGAGAAAAATAATGACTGATTTAGGAGTAATTAATAAATGATATATTTACAAGGCGAAGGTATAAAACCAGAAAATATGACTATTGACATGAGTGGGGTTCAGGCATTACAGTCAACCCTTGACTATATCAACTTTTTAGAATCAGAGAAAAGCAGATGCTATAAAGAGTTGGAAGATAACGAAGCTTGTATTGCCAGACTCAAACAGTCGAATATAGAGCTAACTCAAAAAGTTGTTGATGTGACGTGGAAGGATATGAGAAGGGTAGCTAAAGCCCGGTTATCTCGTAGAAAATATGGGGTTAAAATCGGATGAAACTAAGAATTAAATACTTACGTCAAGCATTAGGCTTAACTCAAAGTGCTTTTGCTGCTAAAGCTCACGTTAACAAAAATATGATAGCTAACTATGAGTCTCAAAATTCAAATCCAAGTTTAAAACAGATTGAGAAAATCGCATTGGCATTTAACGTTGAACCAGCATGGCTTGCAGGATGGGACACAAAACCTCAAATTGTAGTCAAAGAAAAAATTGTCAAGGTTCAGGATCCATCAGCTCGTATTCCAAATGATTGGAAAAATGATGAGTGTGGTAGGTTAATCAAATGGAAAGAATCTAGAAAACAGTTATATAAGTCATGTGGAGGATAAAAATGAAAAAAGAAGAAAAATTAGTATTTACAGTCGCATTTCTTATTATTGGTGGTGTATTTTTTAGAACAACTGCGGTAACACGTATCCCAGCGAACACAGTTGGCGTAAAGGTATCTGCAACTTCGGGTGTGCAAAAGCAAACACTATCAACTGGCTATCATTTAAAAGTGCCTTTTATTGATAAAATCTACAAGATGCCTACCAGTGTGCAACAAAAGAAAATCAAAAAGATTACCACTCAAACAGAGGATGCTCAATGGCTAGATACGACACTTGATGTCAAATATCGAGTGTCTGAAAAAAATGCTATGAATGTCTTTAAGGACTATCAGAGTATGGAAAATGTCAATAAATCACTCATAAAAGCAGCCGTTCAAAGAGCAGTTGAGCAAGTGACAGTTAACTATGATATTTACGAAGCTCTAGGCTCCAAACGTAATGAACTGTATGCAGAAATTGAAAAATCATTATCTGAACGGTTAGCGAAAGAATCTATTGAGCTTGTATCGGTAACCCTAACTGATCAAGATGCAGGAGATGAAATTGAAAAAGCTATCAAAGATGAGTCTGTTAAGCAAAAACAAGTAGATTCAGCTAAACAAGACAAAGAAAAAGCTAAAATTGAAGCTGAAACCAAGCAAATACAGGCTCAAGCAGAGGCGGATGCTCAAGTGATTAAAGCCAAAGGAGAAGCTGAATCCAACAATACAAAGGCTGCATCAATCACCGACAATTTAATCAAAATGAAAGAAGCCGAAGCTAGGTATAAACATGGCTGGGTTGAGGTACAGACATCTGGCGAAGTCATCACAAATAAGGGGCAGTGATAAGTGGGGTAAAAATGAAACTATCCAAAAAAGATTACGATTTACTCGATAAGGAGTTGATGCAATTCAAAGATATTGACAAATCTATTGCAACAAGACAAATGGAATTGATGTCAAAAGATGGTATTAATTTTTTAACTTATCGGACAAACGGTCTTCTCAATCATCCAGATATGATTGTGGAAAAATGGAGTGATGACCTCACTTTACGCAACATGGACATTTTCAAAGAAACTGTCCAAAAGCTAATAGAGGTAATGGATGATGAGCAAAAAGAAATATTTTCTTTGCATTGGCTTGGTCACCAATATAATTGGGAGGAAGTCATGTTTTCTATCAACTGCAGCAAGTCATCAGTTTATAGAAAGCGTAAATCAATTTTAAAAATTTATGCTAAATTGAAAGGTTGGCACTAAAAGCGTATTGTAGTGCCACAAAAAAGAAGTTATTATGATAGCGTGAATTATTGAATATCAGAAGTAAGGAACTGTTGAAACGATTTGAATATCATTATTTCTGAGGAAAAGGCAAGGACAATCCGTTCTTGTCTTTTTGTTTGTAGGAGGTGAGACAGCTTGAAGATAGTACAGCCAATCAGAGATACTGATCAGATTGATATGATGAAAGACTATTTGAAAGGTTGGAATCCAAGAAATTTTCTACTGTTACTGTTTGGATTAAATACTGGTTTGCGAATAGGTGATATTTTACCTCTCAAAGTTAAGGATGTCACTGCTGGCAACTATATAGATATTATCGAGCAAAAGACAGGTAAGCAAAAACGGTTTCCAATTAATAAAACTCTCAGACGAGAGATAGATAAGTATATCAAAGATAAGCAATTAAAGCCTTGGGATTACTTATTCGAGAGCCAAAAAAAATGTACTGAGCCAGGGAAAGAGGGCCAGAAGAAACCAATAAGTCGAGAGCAAGCCTGGAAAATACTAAACAAAGCTGCTAAGCAATTTGGCATACATCACATTGGAACACACAGCATGAGAAAATCATTTGGTTATCACATGTACCAAAAGACTCAAGACATAGCGATGCTGATGGAGATGTTTAATCATTCTTCACCAGACATTACTTTGAGATACATTGGCATAAACCAAGAAAAAATAGATGATGCTGTGGCTGATTTCAGCCTGTAATATTTTTTTAGTTTTATTTAATAACACAAAATGAAAAAATGTTGCATTACCTTTTTAGGAATTGGATGCTTAGCTTAGTAATCATTATTGATTTGATAGCTTTCCAGGAAATTAACAATATATAAGATATGTGACATTGAGAGAGGAAAAATAAATGAGACCTAAACGTTACCCATATACAAAAAAACTCTTGGAGGAGGAAACCATTGAAGTCTATGCTTATGGTTCTACTGACCCAATTTATACTGTTAAAAAACTGAGTAAAACTCAAACAACAATGCTTTTAAATAAAGTTAGAGATGCAAATAGATTGCTAAACAAGTAAAGGTGGATTGTTATGTACAAAATAGCGCCAAAAGGAATGATAATGTTTATCGCTAACAAATATTGCGAAGTAAGACCCAAAAGCATCCACAATGGAATCGAGTGGGCTTGGAAATGGTATCAGCGTTTTAACGAAGGAAGTTTGGTGCCGTCAGAATGGATAGTGTATCACGATCAATTTAAAAGGGAACATGATTATCCATGTTTTAAAAAATAATTATTATTTATGGCTAGGGAATGTAATGCGAAAAACAAAAATTGAAAAAGAGTTCAGCCATCACATCATGTGGCTACAAAGATATTACAAAAAGTCTCAAGGCAATCCACTAAATTCCATATTGCTACAGATGCTAGAGGAGAAAGAGGAAGAGACAGGTCTCGATAGGTTTAATGATCTTGATTGTCGTGTCTATTTTGCGTGGCTAGCAGCAATCACACATATGATTAACAACACAGATAGCAACATGATGCAGCTTATCAAGGATGTCTATGTGCATCGCATACTAAACATGACAAGCGCTGGTGCAAAGTATCTCAATTATGCTAAGTCACAGACACAACAAAAGGTGAGAGATTGGTTTGTTGAGCTTAACAGACAGCATTACGAAAAGGTAATTGCCAATGATTAAGATTGATACGACAAGCAAAGAGTCTATGTATCACACCTTCTACCACAAGACAGAGTGGCGGAAGCTCAGAGAGATTGCAATCATCAGAGATAAGAGAGAGTGTGTTTGGTGCAGGCAGAATGGCAAGAGGACAACAACAAACCTTGAAGTGGATCACATCAAAGAGGTTAAGGACTATCCAGAGCTAGCCTTAGACTTAGCCAACCTTAGGACTCTATGCAAAGACTGTCATAACAGGCGTCATGGACGCTATCAAAAGAAGGAAAGTCGCTGGGATGATGAGACTTTTGAATGGTAATGAAAATAAAAAATGAAAGGACACCCCCCGGTCGAAAAAAGTCAACTCAATTTTGCTGCCGTGGAACCGGTGGGAGGGTCATCTGACCAAAAATGTGTTTTTTGCGCACACATTTAGGGGGGAGGGGGGATAGTGATAAAAAATGAAAATCTCTGAATTAAAAAAAGAGCTTTTGGGGCTCGTTGATCAAGACAGTTCTTTTGAGGTTGAAATTGTCGAAAGGTATTTAAACCTCGTTAAAATTTATCGAAAGCTGGACCAATCCCTTAAAGAAAATGGGTATATGATTTTAGTAAAAAATGGGGCTCAAAGTTTCTTAAAAGCAAACTCTGCAATAGGTGAAAAAACTAAGATAAATCAACAACTCATAAAGCTTGGGGAATTTTTTCAAAAGAAAAAAGAAGAGATTAAAAATGAACAAAATAATACCAATTTTGCGGACCCCTCAGAGTTTCTTTAGGAGGTGTCTTGATTGATTGAATATGTCCAAAATTACATTGATGATTTTGAAAAAGGCAGGGTCATTTTTAATCAAGAGCGAAAGGATTTAGTTGCTTACATTTATCGAGAAATTATCCCCAGAATAGAGAAAAAAGAGATATTTTTTGATGAAAAAAACATAAAAAATTGCATAAATTTTATTGAAAAATGGTTCTTTAAACTAGAAAATTTCCAAAAATTTATCATCTCTTTTGTATTTTTAAGGTACTCGGAAACCAATCGAAACGTCTATAAAAAAATATTGATTATGATGGGCCGTGGTGGTGGTAAGAATGGTTTAATATCTGGAATTATTGCTTATTTGATTAGCCCTTTTCATGGAATTAAGAATTACAATGTGTCATTAGTCGCAAATAGCGAGGACCAAGCAAAGACCAGTTTTGACGAAATTTATAATACAGTTGAGAGTAATCCAAAACTAAAAGAAATCTATTACAATACAAAAAGTGAAATCAAATCAATACACACTAATAGTGTAATGCGCTTTAGAACCTCTAATGGAAATACGAAAGATGGTTTGCGAGATGGTATGGTTGTTTTTGATGAGATACATCAGTACGAGTCAAACAAAGATGTTCGTGTCCATAAATCTGGTCTTGGTAAAGTAAAAAATGCTCGAGAGTTTTATATTGGCACGGACGGCTATGTTAGAGAGGGTTTTATTGACTCGATGAAAGATAAAGCTAAAAAAGTATTAAGTGGTGCTGCTAGATGGAACTCTATGTTTCCTTTTATCTGTAAAATCGACGAAGAGCACGAAGTAGATGATAAGGAAAAATGGCAAAAAGCTAATCCGATGTTCCATCAGCCGATGAGCGATTATGCTCAAGAGCTTTTTGACATGGTTTGCGAGCAATACGAAGAAATGATTGAAGATCCATCAAACCGTGAAGAGTTTATGACAAAACGTATGGACTTTCCTGTCATGGACGTTGAAAGAAGTGTTGCGAGTCACGAAGAACTTGTTGCTACTAAGAGAGAGCTGCCAGACATGCGAGGTGAGGTTTGTATTGGTGGATTAGACTATGCTGCTATTCGTGACTTTGCTGCTGTCGGTCTATTATTTAAAGACAGAGATGATTATGTCTGGCTTAGTCATTCATTCGTACGAAAAGAATTTGTTGACACTTATTATGGTTACTCTAAGCGCAAAGACTCAATCAATGGTAAGAGACAATTTGCTCCTATCAAAAAATGGGAACAAGAAGGCTTGTTGACAGTTATTGATGAGGCGAGTATCAACCCACAGTATATTGTTGACTGGTTTGTAAAAATGAGAGATGAAGAGGGATATGATTTACAACGTATCGTGTCAGACAACTTCCGAATGGAAATTTTAAAACCATTATTTGAGAGAGAAGGGTTTGAAGTTTTGTCAAAAAACACTTTTAGTGCGCCACCAGGTTATCAAATTGAAATTGTTAGAAATCCTCGAGCTATTGATAGCTTATTAGCACCAAGAATTGAAACAGCATTTGCTAATCACAGAGTTGTTTTTGGTCATAACGATATGATGCGTTGGTATACACATAATGTTTTACGTCGTCTAAAAAGTGATGGTAATGTTGAGTATGTCAAAAAAGAAGATACCAGACGCAAGACAGATGGTTTTAAAGCATTTGAGTATGCAATGTATCGAGCAGACACGCTAGAGATAACTAGTGATGCCGATTTTTATGATGATGTCATGGAGTGGTATTAACAGTGAAGACTTATTGCATTATAAATAAAAAGACAGGATTTTTTGTATATGGGACTGATTATAGATATAGTCCACCACATCAAAGAACTAGTGATTGTAAGGCTTTGACTTTTGAAACAGAAAAGAAAGCTAAAATAGCATTTGAAGATAGGAAATGTGGTAAAAATTATAAAATTATACCAGTCAAATTGGAACCTATAGAAGATAAGTTTTAGCACCTGACTAGGTGCTTTTTATATGTCTTAAAAAGTTCGGCAAAAGGGGAAGTAAAAACAGGTAAAGTGAATATATAAAACGGTGCTGAGATAGCCATTTTAAGGCAATTTCAAATGTTTTTGTGGGTAAATAATCATATAAACGTATTTAAATAGCACCTAGAAAGGTTGTTAAATGGGGATTTTAGACTTCTTTTCCTTCAAAAAATCTGGAACACTGTCAGACGATGACTCAGGAAGTACGACATCAGAAAAATTAACAAATGTCGTCTTAAAAGAAGATGCTCTCTACAAATGTGTCAATTATTTAGCAAGGATAATCTCTAAGTCAACGTTTAGGTTAAAAACTCCAGAAAAATTAACCGAAAATCAAAAAGATTGGTTGTATTGGATTAACACCAAAGCGAATCCTAACCAATCGGCATCCCAGTTTTGGGTTGAAGTAATCCAGAAGCTTTTAGTTGATGGAGAAACATTAATTTTTGTCATACCAGGCAAGGGCATTTACGTGGCAGATAGTTTTACCCAGGATAAAAAAATATCTGGAAGTCAATTTAAAGTGTCACGAGTTCAGGGACAAACCTACGAAAAGACATTTACTTTTGATCAAGTCATTTATTTAAAAAATGATAATAGCGATTTAATGTCAAAAGTCGAGTCACTTTGGGAAGAATATGGGGAATTGCTTGGTCATGTCATTAATAACCAGAAAATAGCCAATCAAATACGCTTTACCATGATACCGCCTAAAGACAAAGTACGAGAACGTGCTCAAGAAAATAGTGACGGTGGAAGACAGTCTAAATCAGACAAAGACTTTTTTAAACGTACAGTTGAAAAAATTAGAACAGAGTCTGTTGTTGGAATCCCAGTTACTGCTAACACTAACTACGAAGAATACGGTTCAAAAAACACAGGGGCTGTTAAATCCTATGTAGATGACATCAAAAAACTAAAAGATCAATACATGGCAGAGTTTGCAGAAATGCTTGGTATTCCAATCTCTTTATTGCATGGAGATATAGCTGACAATCAAAAAAACTATGAGTTACTACTCGAAGGTCCTATTGAGTCACTGATCACAAATATCGTTGACGGACTAGAATACGCTATCTTTGACAAGTCCGAAACGCTTCAAGGGTCTTTTATCAAAGTCACTGGATTAAAAAACTATGATTTATTTTCGATTTCCAATCAAGCGGACAAATTGATTTCTTCTGGCTTTGTTTTTATTGATGAGGTCAGAGAGGAAATTGGTCTTCCTGAGTTGCCAGACGGCTTAGGAAAAGTTCTTTATATGACCAAGAACTATGAATCTGTTCTGGAGAGAGGGGGTGAAGTAGATGAAGAAGTTGAAACTTAATGGCCCAGTCGTCAGCGAGGGGGACAAGTGGTACTACGATTGGTGGGAAAAACCTTGTATTACTGCTAAACAAGTACATGACTTTTTAGACAGTGCGGGTGGAGAAGACATCCAAGTCAGACTAAATTCCGGTGGCGGAGAGGTTTTTGTAGGTAGTGAAATTTACTCTGCTTTAAAGGATTATCCAGGCAATGTTGAAGTTGTTATCACAGGACTAGCTGCAAGCATTGCAAGCATTATCATGTTGGCTGGTGATGTTATCAAGGCATCTCCGATGGCTCAAATTATGATCCACAATGCTTCTTGGGGTAGCTATGGAGATTACAGACAGTTAAAACATGACAGCGAAGTTGTCGAAAATGCGAGTATCTCGCTAGCTGGAATGTACGCTCGAAAAACAGGCAAACAAGAGACTGAAATCAGAGAGTTGCTAGATGCTGAAACATGGTTTACAGCAAATAGTGCTAAAGAGATTGGTCTTATTGATGACATTTTATACAATGAGATGCCATCGCTTGTAGCTGGTATTGATATGGTTCCTAAGGATAAAATCGAGGAATTTAAAAACATGGTTGCTCACGAAAAAGCTCAAACCAATCAGCAAAATGATGACTTTGAAGCTCGTGTCAAAGCTATTGTTGAGCCAATGATTAACGATTATAAAAATCGACCAGTATCAGAGCTTAAAGTATCTATTGATGCTGATGAATTAACAGAAGTTATAGACGATGCGGTGACTGAGCTTAAAGAAAAAGCCTCATCCCCATTTGCAAAATTTATTTTTTAGACATTAAGGAGAACACATGGCAATTAACTTAAAAGAATTACCAAAATACCGCGAAGCTGTTGCCGAACTGAGCGCAAAAATCTCAGCAGGGGCAACATCAGAAGAACAAGAAAAGCTATTTGAAGCTGCCTTTACCACGATGGGTGATGAAATTCTCGCAAAAAACGAAGAAGAAATGGAACGCATGTTTGATTTGCGAGACAAAAACCGTGAATTAACAGCAGAAGAAATCAAGTTTTTTAACGACATTGATAAAAATGTTGGTGGAAAAGATAAATTTAAACTTCTACCAGAAGAAACCATGGTCCAAGTTTTTGATGATTTAGTTGCTGAGCATCCACTATTAAAAGTTATCAACTTTAAAAACACTAGTCTGCGTCTAAAAGCTCTTACCGCAGAAACTTCTGGTACTGCTGTTTGGGGTGATATTTTCGGAGAAATTAAAGGTCAATTGAAACAAGCCTTTAAAGAACAAGACTTTAGTCAATTCAAACTTACGGCATTTGTGGTTATTCCTAAGGACGCTCTTAAATTTGGCCCTAAATGGATCAAACAATTTATCACAGAGCAATTGAAAGAAGCCATTGCAGTAGCGCTTGAATTAGCAATTGTTAAAGGTGATGGTTTATTGCAGCCAGTTGGATTACTTAAAGATTTGTCTCAACCAACTGTTGACCAATCGACAGGTCGTGACATCACAACTTACAAAACGGACAAAGAAGCGATTGCAGATTTATCTGATTTAACCCCAGATAATGCACCAAAAAAACTTGTACCTGTCATGAAACATCTATCCGTTAATGATAAAAAACGTCCCTTAAAAATTGCTGGTCAAGTTAAGCTAATTTTGAATCCAGAAGATCGCTGGGCGCTTGAAGCACAATTTACGTCACGTAATCAGTTTGGCGAGTATGTCACTGTTTTGCCGCACGGTATCACAATCCTTGAATCTCTTGCAGTAGAGACAGGAAAAGCGATTGCTTTTGTCGCAAATCGTTATGATGCGTTTATGGCAACCGCATCAACAATCGAAGAGTATGATCAAACATTTGCTATGGAAGATTTGCAGCTATATCTCACTAAAAATTATTTCTACGGCAAAGCCAAGGATAATCATACAGCTGCATTATTGACGTTGGCTGGAGGCTAATAGGAGGTAGTCAATGAAACTAAAGGTTTTGAAGCCATTTGGAGACCACAAAGAAAATGTCATCCGTCAAGTTGACGAAGTTTTCGAGGTCTCAAAAACTCGTTTTGAAGAGCTTTCAGCAAGTGTGCCTGCTGATTTTTATGAAGAAGTGAAGGCAACTAAAGCTAAGAAAAGCGAGGAAGAATAATGGCTATTGATGCGCAGGAAGTCACTGAGAAATATTTAGCTGCCTTTAAAACAAGGATGAGAATTTTTGATAGTGACGAAGAAGAAGACAAAAATGTGTCATCTATGCTTTCTGCTAGCATCAAAGCTGTTGCTAATCTAACTGGCGCTACAGAAGCTAGCGAAGAATTGCTCGAGCTAGCTTTTGAGCGTGCTAGATATGTTTACTATGATGCTTTGGATGAGTTCCAGAAAAATTATGCAGACGAAATCGAAACGCTTTATTTAACTAACAAATATAAAGACATCGAGGAGCTATCTCATGATTAAAGGAAAAAGCATCAAAAAGGCAAAAACTGGCAATGGCGAGCTGAAAACAGCTATTAAGTTTTTTACCTCTACGACAGATGACAGCCTAGACGGTCGTGACACAAAGTTAGATTTAGTCTACAAAACACGAGGGGAAGTCTATAACCCTAGTAGTAAAGACATTGAGATTGCTAACATGCGTAAGGTAGAAGCAAAGATGACTTTGAAAATACGTGATCCACTAAATCAATACCACCCGAGTAATTCTGACTTTGTAGAGATTATAGATAGTCGTATCAAAGGAAAGCTAGGGATTATAGATGTCAGACCAGATTTTAATGACAGAAAATTTTTAATCATTGTTGCTGGAGGTTAGTATGAGTGGATTTGCAAATTTAAAAGGTGTTGAAGAACTTCTGGCGAATATGGAAAAGAAATTAGGCCCTGCGAAAGTTAACAGGGTAGTTAATCGGTCGCTAAAAGAAATTGGCAAAGAACTAGAACCCAGTTTTAAATCTGCCATCTCTATCTATAAGCGGACAGGAGAGACCACTGAGAGCGCAGTTGTTTCGGGTGTAAGAAGAGAAGATGGTATCCCTAAAGTTAAATTAGGTTTCACTACTCCGCGCTGGAATATTGTCCATCTTCAAGAGCTAGAATACGGTTGGAAACACAATAGGCGCGGTGTAGGTGTTATTCGTCGTTACTCTGATATTTTGGAAACTATTTATCCAAGAGGTATCCGTGACAAGCTGAAAAGAGGTTTCGATGGTTAGAGACATGTTAGCAGAAGTGTTTGACTTGTTAAAAGCAGACAATGTTTTAAAGTTAGTCAAAATAAAATCTTTTGAACGACCAGAAAGTCTGCTAGACGACCAGACAAGCATTGTCATTTTGCCGATAACTGCGCCAAAACAATCAACTTTTGGTTCTGACACAGCCTTATCAAAAAAGTTTCTTTACCAAATCGAGGTTGAAAGCACATCTAGACTAGAATGCAAAGATTTGCAACGTCGTATTGAAAAACAACTGGAAAAGATTGGTTTTTATCAAAATGATGCAGGCTTTGAGAGGTTTGATCGAGATACTGGCAGATATTTAGATGCTAGAACTTTTAGGGGTTTTAGCAATATTTACGAAGATTATTGAAGGAGAAATACATGCAAGCAATTGGATTTAAACGCATGACAATTACAGTACTTGATAACGAAACGAATTCTTTCGTCATTGAAGGTACAAAAGATAAAGGTGCTACAAAAGTTGCAAAAATTAGCGGCTTGGCATCAGAACCAGTTAAAACATTTGGCTCTGATATTGCTTACTACACATCTCGTCGTGGTGTAGGTGATGTCAAAATGGAAACGGAAGCAATCGACATCCCATTTGAAGTTCTTAAGGTCATTTTGGGTTATAAGGACAACAAAGGAGTCACATTTGTCGGAGAAGACACAGAGTCTCCAGAAGTTTCCGTTTTGCTTGAAGCACCAGCAACTGGCGGTAAAAATGCCTATCTTGGTTTTTTCAAAGGCACATTCTCTATGGATGACATCGAATGGAAATCCAAAGAAGAGAAAAACGAAGGGTTAGACAGTCAAAAACTCGTCTTTACAGCACAACCTGGCGATAAAGGTGAAGCTAAGGGTCAATATGTTGGATGGGCATTTGATGAAGAAACTGAAGGTAAAGGAACTAATGCTCAACAGTTAAAGGCACTTCTGGAAGCAAAAAAAGACTAAGCCCAGCTAGTCCTCAGACTGGTGATTTTGGGCTTGATCTAAATACTGAAGAAGTAACTGCATTTATCGAAAGAAAGAAAAAGGAAGAGTAAATGGCAATTCTAGAAATTAAAATTGCAAATGATGCTGGTGAAAAAGTTGTCAAGGAGTGTAAAAATCTGACGGTTAGAGACTATCGAGACTATCTTGTTTTACAACAAGAGCTATCTGATAGTGACGCACCAGAGTATGCAAAACTTGACAGGCAGCTGGAATTTATCGTTGGGCTATTTGAGGGGCTAACAGTTGATATGATGTATGACAAGCTTAATATGTACGAGCTCAACAGTATTTTAGCAGATGTGTATGTCAAATTGATTGGTGGAGACCCAGATGACCCAAAGGACAACGCCTAGAGCCAAAAGAGGCTTTAGCAAAATTCTATAAGTTTACTCAAGACATTATCCGCTCTGATTTTGGCATGTCTGTCAAGGATGTCATGGAAACTGATTGGCAAGATTTGTTAGCTGTTTTAGGGGCATCAGAGAAAAAAGAAAAAATCATGACTTTAGAGGAATTTATAGGACAGTTAGGATAAGGTCTCGTTTTGAGACCTTTGATTTTTAGGGGAAGGAGATATATGGGAGCAGGAACACCTTTAGGCAGTATGTTTATCGAATTGGGTCTTGATACATCAAAATTTGACCCCAAATTACAGAGTGCTAAAAGGGCTGTTAACTACTTTAAAGCAGAGGCTAGAGCGCTAGATTCTACCTTAAAAAATAATGGCAAAAACGTTGGACTTTTACAAGCGAAGTACAAGACACTAACTCAGGCTATCAATGCCCAAAAGAAAGTCTTGACTCATTTAAAAGCTGATTTTGACAAGCTGGATCCTGGAACAGATAAATGGGAAGCTTCGGCCGTGCAGATTGAGCGAGAAAATGCTAAGCTAGCTCAGCTTGAAGGGCAGCTAGGTAGCGTGTCAAAAGCTTTTAAAGATGCTGCAAGTCAATCTGGTTTTACAGGTTTTTTACAGCGTAGTGGCAAACAGATTGATGTTTTTGGCCAAAAACTACAAACGCTTGCTGATAAAACCAAATGGATTAGTGCAGGATTTGGAGCTGGAGCTTTGCTCAGTATTAAAGCAGCTAGCGACTTTGATACTGCATTTACTGGTGTTAAAAAGACTGTTGATGAGGTTCGAGATGCCAATGGAAGAGTAACCTATTCTTACGAAAGGTTATCTAGTGGCATTAGAAAAATGGCTAAAGAAATCCCAGCATCAACAACGGAAATATCAGCTGTTGCAGAGGCTGCTGGACAATTAGGTATCAAAACAAAAGATGTCTTAGGATTTACTCGTGTCATGATTGACATGGGACAATCAACAAATCTAAGCGCTGAAGAAGCTGCATCATCTATTGCGAAAATCGCAAATATCACAGGGTTAACATCCAAGGAATACTCTAGATTTGGTAGTTCTGTTGTCGCTTTAGGTAATAATTTTGCGACAACCGAAAGAGATGTTGTTGCAATGACCAATCGCATTGCTGCATCTGGAAAATTAGCTGGGCTTACCAATCAAGAGATGTTAGCTTTAGCTGCTGCCATGAGTTCCGTTGGTATCGAGGCAGAAGCTGGTGGTACGGCAATGACTCAAACATTATCAGCCATTGAACGTGCAGTCGCATCTGGAGGCGATAATTTAAATAAATTTGCTCAGATAGCAAACATGTCCTCAGCCGATTTTGCCAAGGCATGGAAAGAAAAACCAATTGTCGCTTTACAAGAATTTATCAAAGGTCTTGGTCAACTTGATAAAAAAGGTGAAAGTGCCACAAAAGTTTTAGATGACTTGGGGCTCAGCGGTGTCCGTCAGTCTAATATGCTTAAATCTCTTGGATTAGCTTCTGAAACACTCGGAAAAGCCATTGATGTATCAAATACAGCCTGGAAAGAAAATACGGCTTTAACAAACGAAGCAAGCAAACGCTATGAAACTTTCCAAAGCAAACTAAAAATTGTTAAGAATAAAATCAATGACATTGCTATTGAGATTGGTGGTCCTCTGATGGAAGCTGCGTCAAATGCACTAGATGCTTTAGAGCCACTCTTTAAAACGATTGGAGACCTAGCTAAAGCATACTCAAATGCAAACCCAGAGACTAAGAGATTTATCGCTTATCTTGTAGCAGGGACTGCTGCAGCATCACCATTTTTACGCATAATCGGTAAAACAAGTTCTGGTGTCGGCAAACTTGTCGAATGGATTGGTAAGCTTGCTGGTGCTAGAAAAGGCGCTGCGGCACTAAAAGCACTTGAGAGTGCAGTTGAAGCATCGGGAACAGCTGCTGGTGGGGCTAGTACAAAATTTGGCAGTCTAACATCAACTATCAATCTACTGTCAAATCCAATTGGTTTGTTAATTGGTGGGACAGTCGCTTTAACTGGTGTTTTAATCGCTCTCAATAATGCCAAGGACAAGGCTCGTCAGCGATCTGAGGAGTGGGGGACAACCCTCAATAATCAAACGAGAATAAATCTGGAAAACTTTAGACAAAAAGTTGATGATACAGCGGAAGCGATGTTGCAATTTGATGCTAAAGGGTCACCAGCTATTGCTAATATCAAAAAACAGTTTGCTGACTTAATGGCGGAAATTACTAAAAGTCATGAAGAAGCTAATAATCGCTTAGACGAGCTAGGCAGGCGCTTAGGTCTAAGCGATGAACAAATTGCGCTAGGCAAACAGCGAAACCAACAAATCGTTGATAACGCTCAAGCAATGACAGACCAAATTAATCAAATTTATGAGCGGCACAACGGCGAAGTTTCAAAACTTACTGCGGAAGAAAAGGTAATCGTTGAAAACAATCAACGTGAATTAATCAACGCTAAATTATCATTGATGGACTTGTCAAATAAGCAAGAAAAGGCTATTAGACAAGCATTTAGCAATGACATGGCAAGATTAAATGAAACGCAACTTAAAAATACTATGAGTAGTCTTGAAAAAGCTCTTAAAGCTGAAAAGAAAGCTTATGATCAACAAAGGGCAGATTTAAAAGAAGCTCTAGAAAATAAGATGATTACTCAAACACAGTATGATAATCGCATCAGACAAGCAAAAGCTCAACACGAAGTTGCCATGGATGCTCTTGCTGAAAAATATGCACAGGCTGCTAAGCTACGTGATGAGAAGATGCAAGCTAGATTAAGAGATTTTACCACAAATAATCAGCAAAATACTGCAAAAGCCAAAGCATTATTAAGTGAACTTGGCATATCTTATGATAGCCTTGCTCAAAAAGTTGATAATGCTGCTAAAAAAGGTGGTCATAGCGTTGACTTACTAGCTAAATCAACCGCAAAAATGTCTGAGGAAAGTAAACAAGCCAACGCACTGTGGAATGCAATGGTATTTGACGAAAAGACAGGTAAGATTAAGACAAACGCAAAAGAAGAAATCAAAAAAGCTGCTGAATCAGCTGAAGGATGGAATGGCTTGCAGTTTATGCTTAAAAATGCCAATCTTACCTCAAATGCACGCATCGAAGTAGCTAATGCTTTAATTGAGAGCGGTCGCTGGAATGAGCTAACATTAGACGAGAAAAAACTCGTTGTTGATAACAAAGCAGGATTATCTGCTATTGTCAATAGCAAAGAAAACCTTGCAACGTGGAATGCTATGCCAATCAGTGTCAAAGAATTGCTTGGTAATAACAATGATTTTATCGAAAAATCAAAAACAGCAAATACTGCATTGGACCGCTGGAATAGCCTAACACCAAAAACACAGAAACTCTTAGCTGAAGACTTGGCTAGCGGCAAGAAAGATATTGCTCAAGCAGCCATTGACTCGTTGACTGGCAAGACAGTTGATTTAAAAGCTTTTAATTTAACATCTCCTGGCGTACAAGCGGCAAATCAAGAACTCTTATTAGTTAAGGATAAAGATGCTAAAATCACAGCCAGTGATCAGACAGCCACAGCAGTTGCACAGGCAAACGCAAACGTCAATAGTCCAAGACAAAATGCACCAATTGGAATGTTCGGCTTGGATAACACAGCCGGTCCAGTCGCTAGTGCAAATAGAGCTGTCAATAGTCCTAAACAAAATAGCCCAGCTGTTATTAGAGCTCAAGATAATGCTAGCAGTGTCGCTCAAAGCGTAAAGTGGTCATTAGCTAGCATTCCTACGAGTGTTACAACAACTATTACCACGTTTGTCCGTAAAATTTTTGGACATGAAAAAGGAACTGATTTCCACCCTGGTGGCTTAGCCATGGTCAATGACCAAAAAGGGCCACTGTATAAGGAGTTGGTTACCTTACCAACTGGTGAATCATTTATTCCTGAAGGTAGAGATGTTGTTTTACCATTGCCAAAAGGTTCAAAAGTTTTGCGTGCTAGTAAAACAAGAGATTTGATGCTTTCTAGGGGCATTCCCAAATATGCTCATGGTGTTGGTATTTCATCTGAATCTCGGTTTATCAAAGAGTTGTCAGTAGGTAATCAGTCGATTAACAAAAACAACATCACAATTGATAATGCTGAAATAGTATCTTTACTAAAGCAGCTTATAGAGCTTGTAAAAGGCAATAAGGATAAAGACCAGATCATCGATTTAACGGTTATGCTTGGTAATATGACTCTTGTACAACTCAAAGATAAAATATCAGAGTTACAGCGTAAAGACGAAGCGCTGCGCTTAAAATCGTCTAGTTTTTAGAGAGGAGCAGTGATGTTTAGAAAAATAGTCGATGGCAAACTCACATTTTTGCCGCTGACAACAACAGTCAATGGCCAGTTGCTAGAAGATGTTTTAAAAAGCGACTCTGCTTCTTTTAAAACAATCAAAATTGAGGGAAGGCATGCAGGTGAATACAATCATCAAGTTACTGAAGTCATGGGTAGGCAAGGGGCCTATTACCATCAGAAAACTAAGGATAACTTGCCGCTTACTTGGATGGTATATCTAAAAGCAAAGGATGTTACTAGCTTTGGACAGATAGCTAGTAATCTGCATGCGTTGTTAGTCAAAGCAAAAGTTACAAAATTTGAATTTAGTGATGATGATGGTTGTTATTACTTAGGTCAATTAAAAAAGTTTCCTGATCTCAAAGAAAAGCGTTGTGAAGCCATCATTGAAATCGAAATTATTTGTTATGACCCTTACAAATTTAAAGACATAACATCTTTAAAAGGGAATGTCATTAATTATAAAGGTCAAGTATCAACAAAACCTATCATAACTCTAAACCTCTCATCACCAACAAAAGAAATCAGGCTGCTACATGTCGAAAGTCAAAAGTATATCAGATTGATTGGAACTTATACCTCTGACGAAATCAAGATTGATATGTCCACGGGTAAGATTACCCAGAACGGCCGCAATATCCTTGGTGATTTAGATATGGTTAACAGTCGTTATTTTGAGCTACTACCTGGCAAAAATACTTTGCAGTGTGACAATGCCACGATTACAGCTGATTTTAGGGAGGTTTATCTATGATTTATCTCTTTGATAAGCTGGAGCAATTAATTGCTACCGTTGGCCATCAGGACTTGCTATCGTGGCATTTTAAGGTCAAAAACAATGATTGGGACCAAGCTAGTTTTGAGGTGCCAGTTGATTATGACATAGAGCCATTTGTCTACTTTGGTTTTTTCCATAAAGTCCCAGACGAGGAAAGAGAGGTCTTTAAACTCTTTAAAGTCATTGATTACAACCTAGAAGATAGCAAGTTTTACAAAGGCCTAGACAAAGCCGAGAGTGATCTTGACACCATTGCCATTATCAAAGACAAGCGATTTAGGCAATCGTCCGCAGATGCTTGTATCAATGGTGCTTTAGAAGGCACAGGTTACCAGGTTGGCAAAGTTGAGGGGATTTCTGAGGTTAGAACACTTAGTTATTACTACATTAGTCCACGAGCGGCTCTGATTAAGGTTGTAGAAGCTTTTAATTGCGAATTTAACGTTAGATACACCTTTGTCAATAACAAAATTACTAGTCGCTATATCGACCTTAAAAAGCGTTTTGGGAAGCCGACTGGAAAGCAATTTGAACATGGCAACAACCTGCTAAAAGTCGTCTACGAGGAATCAACAGATGACATCGTAACCTGCTTGATTGGCCGAGGCAAAGGCGAGGAAATCCAACACGAAGAAGCTGAGCCTAAAGATGTCGAGGGACACTTGCCACAGGAAGAAAGGCGGCAAGGCTACGGCCGAAGAATTGAATTTACTGACATTGTTTGGTCAGTCGAAAAAGGCGACCCGATAGACAAACCAGCTAATCAAAACTTTGTGGCTCTAGACAGTGCCAAGGAAAAGTACGGCTTATCTCAAAATGGCGAGTTAAAGCATCGTTGGGGTGTCTTTGTCAATGAGGAAATCGAGGATAAGACAGAACTCTTAAAAGCAACATGGGAAGAATTGCAACGCTTGTCAATCCCTATCAGAATTTACAAGGCAGAAATTTTAGACATTGGCCCAGAGACGTGGAAAGGCGACTCAGTAGCCATTATCTACGATGAGGTAAAAATTGCTTTTGAAACTCGAGTTGATGAGATTGATATTGACAAGCTTAATTTTAACAGGTCAGTCGTAACACTTGGTGATTACAGCGTTGTCCAAAATCGTGAAGCAAGGTCACGCAAGGAAGCTGTCCAAACCATGATCAATGACAGCGTGGAAAATATCGCTGGCCTTGGTATGAACTTGCAAGAATTTTTCCAAGGCATTGAGGAAAAAATCGCTACTGGCAAGAAAGAAAATGAGGAACGTTGGAGAGTAGCCAACCTTGAATTTGACAATTTTAAAAAATTAGTCGAACAAGAAGGACGCAACTTTAGAGAGCGTTTAGAAGCCGAAACAAAGGAACTAGACGAACGCAACCAAAAAGAACTCGATGAATTCCGAGCCACCCTCAAAAACCTAGCGTTACCAGAGGAAGCCATCAAAAAAATCACAGATGCTATCAAGGTCGATGACATCCCATCAATTAAACAAAGCTTTGATGACCTCAAAAACAAAGTCAGTGAGACGAGTGAAGAATCTCGTTTAACTGCCGAAATTTTAGGAAACAACGGTAAGACCCGCTACAACAAAAATTTATTAGTTGGCGACCCTAACCGCACGAAGTCTTACGACCAGGATTACATTGAGGTTGAGGCCAATGACGGTGGTTTTAGACGCGGTGAGACGTACACAATTAGCTTTAGTCAGACTTGTGAGCTGCTTCAAAAAGTGGCTATCACGCTGACACAGGCTAATAATAAAGGTCTTAAGCTGGTACTGACACCGACCAAAGCAAAAATGGAGTCGCAGACGTTTAATCTGACTAAAGATAAAGAGGTCGTCAGCGTCTATCCTTTAAGCTACACGGCTGTTTTAACAGGCGACTGGTATAAATCTAAACAAGTAGATTTAAACGCGTCAGACACGCAAAATTTAGCGCTTGAGATGTCTTATAAAGATGTGGTTGACGGTAAAGGTGCAACTATTATAGCTAAACAATCAAGCAATCCAAAAATTATTTTAGACGGAAGGAGGGACAGATGACGCTAGAAGAAAGAATACCAATTAAAGTCTTATTTGACCGCAAAGATGCCGCCGAGTGGCAAAGATTAAACCCTGTTATTGATGATGGCGAACTAGTTGTTGAGCTAGACACTCATAAATTAAAAGTCGGTGATGGTAAATTGAACTATAACAACTTACCTTACTACGAAGGTCCGCAAGGAGAATCTATTACTAAAGTACAGCTATCCGAAAATGGAGACTTATCTGTATGGATTGGGGATAAAGAGACTAAGCTCGGCAATATCAAAGGTCAAAAAGGTGATAAAGGGACAAGTATTACTGACATCACAAAAGATGGTGAGACGCTCACTATCAAACTATCAGACGACACTCAAAAAACCTTTAATATCCCCAATGGCCAAAAAGGAGATAGAGGAAAAGGAGTAGAGAGTGCTCGAGTTGATGAAGAGGGGAACCTTTTTGTCAAGTTTGAAGAAGAATCTGAAAAGCTACTTGGCAACATCAAAGGTCAAAAAGGTGATAAGGGTGATCCCTTGAAGTTTGAAGACCTTACCCCTGATCAAATTGCCCAAATCAAAGCTAAAGACGTTGACTTATCGGCTTATGCTACAAAGGCAGAGCTGGCAGAGATTGATGTGAGTAAGCAGCTTGCAGACTATCTGTCTAAATCAGAGGCAAACAGCACTTATGCTAAAGCAAGTCACAAGCACTCGCTAAGTGATATTACTAATCTAAACCTAGACCAGTATGCGACTAAAATAGAGCTACAAAATAAAGCAAATACATATCACCGACACGGGACATCTGATATTGATGGTATAGATGAATACCTTAAACAAACTGATCTGCCACAAGACATGGTTAAGCAATCAGATATTAGGGACGTTGTCCGAAATGCGCAGCTAAGCGGCTATGTCAGATTAGCTGATATCCAGTATCAGTTAAACAACATTGGCAAGCTAAAAGATGAGGTAACAGGTCAGTACCTATCTGTCCGTGTTGTTGATAACGGCCAAGTGCCTTATAACACCACTGGCATGATTGTTTTTGAGAGGGCTGGGGGTAAGTAATGTCATTACAAGAGATACCGAGACGCATTTTTTATCGGATAACGTCTAACGGAGTCTTTGCGACTGTTGTATCTAGTCGTGATTTGATTGTCGGTCAATGCTATATTTTGGTGGTTGATAAATATAATTTTGACAAGGGCAAAGATGTTGAGATATATAAAATTATCTCTAATACAAAAGCTGATGTGTATAAAGCTAACAAATACAATTACCATTCTGTCATAACCACGGAACGAGAACCTAGCGTACCACAGTCAAGGCCTCCAGAGCCTCCTCCGCTCAAAAACAAGTCTTTGTACCAATCGATTACTATTGATGGTAAACAGATTAGGCGTGTGATTTGTGATAACCAAACGATTTGGCAGAATACAAATGCAACCCCCAAAAAAACAAACGAGTGGCAAAGTCTCTGGAGTGGTATTTTATCCATCAACGAGGTCCGATTACCCGCTTATAAGACTTATGGTTTTAGGTCTGGACTACATCAAATCTTTAAACGTGCAGAGGATTTAATTGGCTTGTATGACAGCTTAAATGGCAACACGCTAGTAGCTCGATTTGACAGTATCGCTAACGAGTTGATTGTGAGCGGCTTTGGACAATCTACTGTTGAGATTTTTGGAAAAAATTAGGAGGTAACAATTGAGCAGAGATCCAACACTTTTAATAGACGAGTCAAATTTAACAATCGGCTCAGATGGACGTGCTTATTATACATTTACGGCTGATGGTGACACAAAAAGCGTTAAAATAGCCAACGGCAAATGTATCGGTACAACTCGCTTTAGCCAGCTCATGATTGAGCGAGGGAATAAGCCGACTAGCTACGTGGCGCCAGTGGTTGTTGAGGGCAGCGGTGAGTCAACCGGACTTTTTAAAAACTTGGAAGGAGCACTCAGTCAGTTAAAAGAGCTTAATTTAGAGCTGACAGATACCGAAAAATCAAATCTGTGGGCAAAAATCAAGCTAAATAACCGTGGTATGTTACAGACATACTTTGACACAACTATTAAAAATGAGATTTTAACAACGGCTCGAGGTATCAAAGAGACTATATCTGACACCGAGAGAGGTCTTCAATCCGAGTTTTTAAAAACAGTGCAAGGTCAGCGTATCCAGCTTGAGAGTCTGCTAGAGCAAAAAACCGCTCAGCTTGGCTTAACGGTCGATGGTTTAAGACTTGATTTAAACAGAGCAGACAAGCAGACAGCTAGTTTACAGGCTAGTATCGAGGGATTGCGGCAAGACTACCAAGACGCAGATAGACAGCTATCGTCAACTTACCAGGCTGGTATTGAGGGCTTAAAAGCTCAACTAACCAATGATAAACTCGGTTTACGAGCTGAGATACAAGCCTCAGCGCAAGGGCTATCGCAAAGGTATGATAACGAGCTTAAGCAGCTGTCCGCTAAAATCACCACAACGTCATCAGGCACAACCGAAGCCTATGAAAACAAGCTCAATGACTTACGTGCCGAGTTTACTCGTAGCAACCAAGGCATGCGGACAGTGCTTGAGTCTAAAATTAGCGGGTTGCAATCAACGCAACAATCAACTGCCTACCAAATCTCACAAGAGATTAAAAATCGTGAGGGTGCTGTCAGTCGTGTACAGCAGGACTTAGACAGTTACCAAAGGCGGTTGCAGGATACTGAGAAGAATTACAGTAGCTTAACACAGACAGTTAAGGGTCTACAATCAACCGTTAGCGCCCCTAACCGAGGGTTAGAATCCCGTGTCACACAACTAGCTGGCTTGATTGAACAAAAAGTCACTCGTGGTGAAATGGAGAGTTATATTCGTGGGGCAGGCGACAGTATTATGCTTGCAATTAAGGGCAAACTCCCGCAAAGCAAAATGTCCGCAAAAGAGATTGTCTCAGCAATTAACCTCAATGGCTACGGTGTTCGCATCTCTGGTGAGCGTATCGCCTTAGACGGCAATACGACTGTCAACGGGGCATTTGGGGCTAAGCTTGGTGAGTTTATCAAGCTTAGAGCTGATAACATCATTGGCGGCACAATCGATGCAAACAAAATCAATGTGATTAATCTCAACGCTAGCAGCATTGTTGGTTTAGACGCTAACTTTATCAAGGCTAAAATCGAGTATGCGATTACTAGTTTGCTTGAGGGTAAAGTCATCAGAGCACGCAACGGAGCGATGCTTGTCGACCTTAACTCGGCTAAGATGGACTTTAACAGTAATGCAGAGATTGTCTTTAACAACACGTCGAATATCTTGTATCGGCAAAAGATGATTAATAGTTATCGTTATGGCAATCGTAACAATATTGGCGCTTTGGTTTTTAAAGATGGATATGAAGGTGGTGTGCAAGTCACGCTTGGAGTCGTATCCGACAAAACGATTGACCAAGTAAAAAGCGGTGCTGTTGACTGGAATGATGACGGTGGATATGCAGGCATACGTATTAGACGTATAGCGCCTTATTCTGACGCTGATGGCGTCGAAATTATCGGCGATAGAATTATTTTTAGGCATACAACAAAAACACACGTTGCGGGAACGCTCTATTGGCAAAACACAGGGTGGCTCGGCAATTGGAATTTAGGTCGCATCTTGCAAGTCATCAGTAATAAATTTAGGGATCACGGCTGGGGTGCCATTGGAGACATTTATAATTTAGAGGCTGCGCAAGATATAAAGCCAAACGAATTTTTTTAAAATAGGAGATAACATGCAATTAACCATTAAAAACAAAGATTTAAACACGCTACATAGCGTACTTGATAAAATCAAGGTCACAAATATGCGGGCTAACCGTGGACGTGCCAAGCTACTTGCAAAAGTAGAGGCTAAGCTAAGCGAGTATGCCAAAGATGATGTTGATATTATTGACCAGTATGTCTCTAAAAATGATGATGGCAAGTGGATTACAGATGACAAAGGCAATCCCAAAATCGATGACACGTCAAAACTAGCTGAGCTTAACGACTTTTTAGACGAGTTAGCAAGCGAGCCTATCGTGATAAAAGGTGGCGAGTACTCTAAGCGATTTATCGATTTTTTAGAGTACTTGGCAGAATCGGAAGACGAATTTACATCAGAGGAAATCGTCTTAATTGATAACATTTTGGAACAATTTGAAGAAAGCAAAGGATAATAACTATGCGCAATTGGAAAGTAACAGGAAACTACCCACAGTGGGACGGTACAGGAGCAGTCGTTGATACACAGGTAATTATTACAGATGACAGAGGTGCAGTCATCTCAGAGAAGGTCAAAAAAGACTTGAGAACAGCTAATGATGCAGAAATTATCGAGGCTGCTTTAGAGGAGTTTAAAAAGACTGCTTACGTCGAAATTGCTATGGGTGAAGCAGTCCAAAAAGTGGATGACTTGGAAAAAATCTCACAAGAAACCGCTAAGACTGCTAAAACAGCCCAAACAGCCGCTGGACTAGCTAAAGTGTCCGCAGAGCGTACGCAAAAGATGATTAATTTGCAAACTATCCACATGTTAACGAGTGGTGGCAAGATTGAGCCTGACATCTATAAAGGCATGTTAGAGCTTATCGAGCCAGCCGAAAAAGGCGAGTATCAAGCCTATGATGTCTTTACGCTGGTTGACAGTACTAAAGAGGAAGATGGTGAAGCCGGTGAAGGGAACCTAGTCTTTGTACACGTTAACGAGCCGTTTACTTATGAGACACAAACCTTAGAGGAGCTAGAGTCAGAAGCCAAAGTCACAGTTATCAAATATGCGGATTTGGTTAAACAAGATTAGGGGTGGTTAGATGCACGAAATCTTAATTCAAATCAAAGAGTTAGCGGGGGCGGTAAGTGCCCTTGCTCTTATTGGTGGTGCTATGATTTGGATTTACAAAAAGCTTGTTATTGAGCCAGATAGCAGACTGGCAGAAAAATTGCAGGTGGAAAATAATAAGCTGCTGACTGATACGGTAAATCCTCTGACTGATGCCATCAAAGACCTAAATTATAATCTCAACACTGCCACAAAAGAGAGAGCGGAGATGCGTAAGGACATTGAAGTGCATGAAGGAAGACTCGATGCTCACGACATCCGACTAACTGTACTAGAGACAAAGGAGAAATAAAATGCAAGAAATTACTAATATTATTACGGGATCATCACTATCAATTTTGACTATTTTGGCAGGTATTGTGGTTAAGCTTGTTAAAGATTATCTACTAAAAAAAGGTGGCGAAAAAGCGGTTAAAATCGCTGAAATTGTCGCTCGTAATGCTGTTGAAGCCGTCGAACAAATCGCTTATGACAAAGACATCAAAGGTATCGAAAAACTAACAGAAGCTAAAGTTGCGGTTCGTGACGAATTATCAAAGCATAATGTCTATTTGTCTGATAAACAAATGGAAGTCTTTATCGAAGCAGCTGTTAAACGCATGAATGATAACTGGAAAGGTCAATAATATGGCAACTTTAGATGAAGTGTTATCCTTTGCCAAGGGATTGGCAGACACTGGTCAAGGGGTTGACCTCGATAATGTTTACGGTACGCAGTGCGTGGACTTGCCAAACTGGATCACGACAAAATATTTTGGCATTGCCCTTTGGGGAAATGCTATTGACTTACTAGATAGTGCAGCCGCCCAAGGAATGGAAGTGGTCTACAATGCTCCTGGAGTTAATCCACGAGCTGGGGCTATCTTTGTGATGGTAACTTACGCTCACGGCTATGGTCATACAGGGTTAGTTATTGTGACGTCAGATGGGTATGTTCTGCATAACATCGAGCAAAACGTGGATGGTAATGCAGATGCTCTTTATATTGGTGGACCAGCACGTTATGTGGATCGTCCGTTTGAAGATGGTACTGGATATATTTTGGGTTGGTTTTACCCTCCTTACGATAATACACCGGTACAAGAAACAGAACCAAGTGCTCCAGTGGTTGCACAGTCAGATGGTACTTATGTAGTTAACCCTGAAACAGGTACTTTTACCGTTCGTGTTGCTGCTTTAAATGTCCGTTCTGCACCTCGTCTAGATGCAGAAATTGTGGCAACTTATGGTGAAAACATGGAATTTAACTATGATGGTTGGATTGACTCAGACGGCTATATTTGGGTGACATATATCAGCGTGACTGGTGTTAGACGATATGTTGCGGTCGGAAACTCACAAAATGGCCGACGTGTGACTAATTTTGGTACTTTTAGATAGGAGGTAAAGCTCCTTTAGATAAGACAAAGAAAGCCCTCAGCAATTGCTGGGGGCTGTTTTTTGTTGCCTGAATCAATATGTTTTATAAAAAAGACTCATTATTAATAGCGTAAAATGTAAAAGTTTTGAGAGTTATAGTAGTCATAAGTATTACCCCTTGAAATACCCACAACGTTTTTCAGCAGTCGCTTGAGTGATTTTTCTATCACCCCAGTAAAAAACTTTTTCAATCGATCCATGTCGAGGATATACTGCACAATTAATATTTGATGCTTTATTAACTACAAATTTTGTGTTTGGCTCGATACCGTTAGCTCTAACCTTATTGTAGTTAGTTGATGAACTGTTACGATATTTAAAAGGTTTATTGTAAATTTCAAAAATTTTATTTCCATATTCCATTTTATTTCTCCTTATTATATAGATAAACATTGATAGCGATTATTAATACTGCGATAGTCATTACCATTGCATGACCTCTTTTCTTTTGTTATAATAAGGACAAGGTAGGGGAGTTACCGCTCCCCTCTGTCCATTAGCGATTACTTATGCTTGCGAGGCTTGGGTTTTCGCTTTTTTGTTTGCTTGCTAACGCTGAGAGCTGTGATTAAACTGGCTACTGCGGTTATGTAAGCTGGTGTGCTATCAATTACTTTTTCAAGTAACCTTAGATAGTCTTCTTTGTTCATTGGTTTCACCTCCTTTCATTACCTTATGATATTATTATACAAGAATATCTTGTATTTGTAAAGTGTTTTTAAAAGATTTTTTTGTTTTTTAAAAAATAATCTTGTTTTTAAATTATTTTTGTTGTAATATAAAGTCGACAGGGGGTCAAAAAATGGAATTGTATGAATTTGTCGGGGAACAAATAAGACATCAAAGGAAACTTGCTAAACTAAATCAAAGTCAACTTGCGGAGTTATTGGATACCAATCAGCAAACAATCGGCATGATGGAAAACGGGAAGCGTAGAGCTACACTCCAAGATTTAGTTAAGCTACGGAAAATATTTAATGTATCAGTAGATGATTTTTTACCAAAGGATTAACAATATCTAATTTTAAATTTACAATATAATTAATGACATAGCTTAGCTATGAGGGTTGAAAAATATGGTAGTAATCCATAAATTAAACAGACTGCAGTTTTTGCCAGTCTGTTTTTTAGTCCACCAAAACAGACTAAAACAAAAAAGTCCTTTTTATAGGACTTTTTGAATAATACGTGTTATTAATACCCCATCATTTTATTGACGTATGCTTGGCTAAACTCCTCGTTCAACTCTCCTTCTACAAGCGTATACACGCTTGTGAGACTAAACCAATTTTTTATGGTACTTTCGGCAATACCATGCTCAATCAAAAAATCTTTTGCGTCATCTTCGCAATCGAAAAGCCAGCGATCCGCAAATTGATATTGCTCTTTGTGCAACCAAAACTCACCCGATTCAAGGTTTGGGAATTTTTTGATTTCCCATTTGTAGTCTCCAAAATTACATGTTCTACCAATTCCAAATAACATAGATTTTATCTCCTCTCAATCAAACATTTCTTCAGCAAGTTCCGTCAATTTGCTGGCAACCTCAAATGTAATATTTTTCATTTTAATGTTTCCGTTTTTAATCCTGGATATTTTGGATTGCGCTATTCCTGTTCGCTCCGCAACATAAAGCTGGGTTTTGTTTGCTAGCAATCGTTTTATTTTTCCTTCATCTGCTTTCATTTTTTACCTCTTTTCGGTACGTATTTTTCGATTAGTTTTAGTCTGTAATTGTATGCTTCTTCTGGTGTATTAAAGCCTTTTTTACTGTAATTTTGACCATCAACAGTTAAATAGCTTTGGTATCTTGCTGAGCCGTCAGCTAATCTATATTGCAAAACACCTTTATAGCCAGTCTTGTTATTTTTTTGTATCTTATCGTTAATCAAAAAAGTAGCAATGCCATCAACACGTTTTTGGTTATATCCATTATGCGCATTTTCTGCGATTTCTGTCTTTTTAGCTAGGTTTTGAGCTATTTCCAAAGCCAAACAGCCGCATGATTTTGTTGTTCCGTTTTTAATAGCAGTTCCTTTAATTTCAACAAATTTGCCACACGAACACCGACATAACCAGTACGTGTCTTTTTTTGAGTTTGGCACCTCTTTAATAACCGTTAAGCGATTAAATGTTTTCCCTGTTAAATCTAATTTTCTCATCTTTTGACCCAAAGAGGAGCATTAGCCCCCCTCTTAATTAAACATTTCTTCGACTTCTTTTTTAGTAAGCTCGTTGATTGTTCCTTTTTCCAATTTCACAAAGTATTGGTCTTTGTATTTAGTGCTTGGGCAGATGCAGTATACTTTTCCTTCTTCAATTTCCCAAGTTTTTAAGTAACCGTCATCTTCGTCTGCTTCAATAAATTTGCGGTCTAATTTGTAAGTTGGGTGTGTTCCTACGATTTCTGCAACCCAAGCCCCTTGACGTTTTGAGTAAGCCATTTCGATTTTTCCTTCTACGATTGCTTTTTCCATTTCGAAGCTTGTTACGTTGATTTCCATTTTGTTTACCTCTTTTTTTGTTTTATCTTTATGATTATATTATATACAATATTGTATACTATGTCAACAGAAAAGATAAGATTTTTTAATTTTTTTACGAATAATAAGATAAGGAGGTAATCTATGCTAACATACGACGAGTTTAAACAAGCGATTGACGACGGATATATCACAGGAGACACAGTTATGATCGTGCGCAAAAACGGACGGATTTTTGATTATGTGTTGCCGAATGAGGAGATAAAGAATGGAGAAGTCGTAGCAGAAGAAAAAGCGGAAGAAGTGTTGATGGAATTAGACAAATAAAAAAGACCTTGTCCAAAAGGTCGTGGTATAGTCGGGGACAGGTTGTCCAATCTATTGATATAAAGCCTTTTTAGTTTACGAGCTATG